CGATGGCACAGCGTACGGAGGCCGTGCACGCGTCAAATCATTGGTTTTAACCAACAGCGCGTCTGCTGGATCGGTTGTTTTAAAGGACGGTGGCGCATCAGGCGTTGCCCGTATCACAATAAACACGCCAGCTGGTGCGGACCTCCACAATATTTTGATCCCTGATCAGGGGGTGGTGTTTGAGTCGGATGTTTATGTTGATGTGACAAACGTGACCTCGGTCACGATTTTCCATGGTTAAGACAGCAGCATGGACGCGCAAAGAAGGCAAGGATCCGAAGGGCGGTCTCAACGCCAAAGGGCGCGCCTCTTACAACAAGGCGAACCCGGAGAAACCCGGGTTAAAGCCCCCCGCCCCAAAACCAAAGACCAAAAAGGACGCCGCGCGCAAAAAGTCTTTTTGCTCCAGAATGTCTGGGATGCCCGGCCCGATGAAAGACGAGAAGGGGAAGCCGACGCGCAAGGCTTTGTCCCTGAAAGCATGGAACTGCTGAGATGGAACTGACTATTTGGAACTTTGTCTTATCAGTCCTGCTGGGCTTGGTAGGCTGGACGCTAAAAGAGAAGTCGGCGGAGCTTGTTCGCGTGACGATACTTCTGAACCGCACTCGTGAAGAGATGGCCAAAGAGTATGTTACAAAGGCCGAGGTCCATGCCGATATCAACCGAATATTGGATCAGCTTAAGTCAATGAATGAGAAGCTAGACAGATTTATGGAGATGCGCAGTGCCAAGTAAAAGCCCTGAACAGAAGAAATCGGGTAAAAAGACGGCTGATGTCGGTTCCGTGAACCGTGTGGGCCGTGCCGTTACCCCTTCTAGGCGTGACCCGGACATTGGCAAGATGATCAAGGAAATTCGCGTACCCGCTAAAAAGAGGAAGTAATCATGAGCAAGCCCGGACTCTACGACAACATCAACAAGAAACGTAAGCGCATTGCGGCCGGTTCTGGTGAAAAGATGCGTAAGCCCGGTTCCCCCGGCGCACCTACTGCCAAGGCTTTTAAGAAATCCGCCAAAACCGCGAAAAAGAAGCCATGACCACTTCTGGAACATCTACCTTTAACCTTGAATTCGATGAAATCATCGAAGAGGCATATGAGCGCTGCGGCTTAGAAAGTCGCACAGGGTATGACCTGCGTACGGCGCGCCGATCTTTGAATCTCCTGTTTATGGATTGGGCCAACAGGGGCTTAAACCTTTGGACTATTGAGCAGCGGTCCTTGGCTCTTGTTGCGGGGGACCCCGAGTACGATCTGCCTGCGGACACCGTCAACATTTTGTCAGCGGTTGTGCGAACGGGAACGGGTACAAACCAGCAAGATATTACATTGGACCGTATTAGCCAAAACGAATACCTGCATGTGCCTGATAAGTTCACGAAGTCGCGTCCTTCGCAGTACTACTTGCAGCGCACGGCCACGCCTGTACTGTTTATTTACCCAGCTCCTGACACGTCGCAGGCCTACACCTTCCAGTACTACACTGTGCGCCGGATTCAAGATGTCGGGGGCTTTACGAACACATCGGATGTTGTTTTTCGCTTTATCCCTGCTTTGGTGGCAGGGCTTGCATACCATTTAGCGTTGAAGAAGGCCTCTGACCGTGTGGTCATTCTTAAGCAGCTGTATGAAGAAGAGTTTGCACGTGCCGCGTTGGAAGATCGGGATACAGCAAGCGTGTACTTGGTACCTGCGGTCAGCATAGGCTAAGAATGGCATACGCTCAAGGAAAATACGCACTTGGGATATGTGACAGGTGCGGTATGCAGTATAAATTCACAACGCTTCGCAAGGAGTGGACCGGGTTTAAGGTATGCGCAGAGTGCTACGAGCCTAAGCATCCGCAATTGGAGCCTAAGCGCAATGTAAGCGACTCAATTGCCTTGCGTGATCCGCGTCCTGATGGTGTATTTGTGTTGGATGTATATGCCCAAGCCCCGGGAGACTCGGCTTTTACCTCGGTGGGCATGCAGCCTGCACCCGTGTCTAAGGACATTGTAGGGGACGGCCAGATCGGGTCGGTTGTGGTCGTTATAACCTGATCGAATAAGACAAGGGGTTTTTAGATGAATTATTCGCAGTTGACAACAGCTATCCAAAACTACACCGAGAACACGTTCACGGCGTCGGAGCTTGTTACGTTTGTGCAGCAGGCCGAGCAGCGCATCTATAACATGGTGCAGTTTCCTGCTCTGCGTAAAAACGTGACGGGTAGCATTACCGCGGGTAACAAGTATTTGTCCTGCCCATCAGATTTCCTGTCCACGCACTCGATTGCTGTTGTGGACGGCGCGGGCGACTACGAGTTTTTGTTGAACAAGGACGTGAACTACATGAGGCAGGTCTATCCGTCTGCCGCTACGACTGCAAAGCCTAAATACTATTCAATTTTTGGCCCTCAGGCCTCTGACGAAAAAGAGCTGATTTTCTTGTTGGGCCCTACGCCTGATACGGACTACACGGCCGAATTGCACTACTACTACTACCCCGAGTCCATTGTTACCGCAGGCCAGTCGTGGTTAGGCGATAATTTAGACTCAGCACTTTTGTATGGCGCTCTAGTTGAGGCGTACACCTTTATGAAGGGCGAAGCCGACATGATGCAGCTTTACAATGCTAAGTATGCGGAAGCTATGCAGCTTGCCAAGCGTCTGGGCGATGGCCTAGAGAAAAACGATTCATACCGCACTGGTCAGGTGCAGGTTCCGGTAAACTAGGCTAATTAAGGAAAAATCATGGCGCTAACTCAAAGCATGTGCACATCGTTCAAAGAGGAGCTGTTCGGCGGCATCCATGACTTGGACACAGACACAATCAAAATCGCGTTGTTCACATCGGCGGCTACGTTAAACGCGGCTACTACGGCGTACTCTACTACCAACGAGGTTGTTGGTACGGGCTACGTGGCGGGTGGAAATACGTTGGCTGGTGCAACCATTAGCTCAAGCGGGACCACGGCTTTTGTGGACTTCTCTGACACCACTTGGGCTAGCGCAACTATTACGGCTCGCGGCGCGTTGATTTACAACAGCTCAAAAGCTAACCGCGCTATTGCTGTATTGGACTTCGGCGCGGACAAAACCAGTACTGCTGGCGACTTCACCGTCCAGATGCCAACCGCAGATGCTAGCAATGCCCTGATTAGGATAAGTTGAATTGCGTTTGTGGCGTAAGTAGCGTACAGTACGGCTTTTTAGGAGGCGGTATGAAAAAATTTGGGCTACTTACCTTTATATGCGAAGCAGGGTCAAACGCCCACAAAAAACGCATGTGGCAGCTTATGTGCGAGTGTGGTAAAACTACTGTTGCTGTTGCATCGCAAGTTCGCTCTGGTAAAACTAAGTCTTGCGGTCATTTAAAGTCAGCAGGCAACCGAAAAACGCATGGGGCAGGAAAAACTAGGCTGTATAGCGTGTGGTGCAACATGAAGGCTAGATGCAACAACCCGCAAAACGCGGCGTACAAAAACTACGGTGGGCGCGGCATTCGTATTGCTCCAGAGTGGGAGGATTTTTCCGCATTTGCCGCAGCAGTTGGAGAGCCCCCTAAGCCGTCAGACACTTTAGACCGAATTGATAACTCACTGGGGTACGCCCCCGGGAACGTTCGATGGGCAGATAGGGCGACACAGGCCAGAAATACTCGACAAAATGTAGACATTGAGATCGACGGTGAGACACGATGCCTGTATGATTGGTGTAGATATTATGAGATATCTGCGGGAGCGGTATACCGTCGTGTAGGGCGGGGAGAAAACATGATTTCTGCAATTACGCGGCCTAAAGCGCGTCGTTTTTTAGGGAGCCGGTAAGTCATGACCTCGTCCGTTGAATACTCCGGTTGGGGTGGCGGCGCATGGGGCCAAACGCCGTGGGGCGCAGACCTCACTATTGTCTTAGTTGATGGCGTTTTAGCCACTGGGGCTGTAGGTAGTGTTGCAGTCAGTGGTACCGCCATAGTAGTTGCCACAGGCGTCTCCGGCACGGGGCAAATCGGCTCAGTTGTAGTTGCCGCCTCTGCGGTTGTAAGTGCTGCGGGCGTACAGGCTGTTGGGGCGGTTGGCGATGTAGCTGTTACTGCCGATGCCAATGTAAGCGCCACCGGGGTTTCTAGCCAAGGCCAAATAGGCGTGGTATCCGTTACTGCGGATGCGAATGTGCTGGTTACTGGAGTCGCTGCTACCGGGTCTATTGGCT